GAGAACCGGTGTTCACTTTATGATTGGTACCGTTTCCGAAGATGTAAAATGGAGAGGTAAAGATGATTTGGGATATATTACATTCCCAAAATATTTAGATAGATTTACTACTATGAAAGTAGGAGCGTTACATGATTTTAAAAATTTAACAATAAAGTTTGATTATGACCCGGTAATCAATAGTAAAACTTTTGGATTGGGCGTGAATTTCTAAATGAAAAAATGGGTAATTGGTTTATTGTTAATTGTTATATCTTCATTCGTTACGGAAGCGATAGGGCAAACCTATACCCAAACCTATAAGGATAAATGTACAGGTGAAATTAAAATAGCAACTACCACAATTACAAATGGTTTTGCAACCGTATCATTTTATAATCAGATAAGAGTATTTTCTCCACAGGAGGTAATGGCTGGAGCGGTTCAGGTTTGGATAACTGCAACTTATACGGCATACTCAACTATGGGGTGTCCAACAAATGTGGTAGTTCAACAAGCGGTAACTCAAGCGGCAGCTCAAGCAGCATCTCAAGCCGCTTCACAAGCTGCAAGTTCGGCTGCATCATCTGCGGCAAGTTCATCGGCAAGTGCAGCAGCAAGTAGTAGTGCAAGTGCAGCTGCCGCATCAACACCTCCACCAACTACATCGGCACCACCACCTTCTTCAAGTAGTAGTTCTACTCCACCGGCATCATCCGGAAATAGTAGTTCTGGAAATAGTTCTTCATCATCTTCATCAGGCAGTTCATCTTCATCATCTGAAACTAAAACTGAAACCAAAACGGAGACTAAATCTGAAACAAAATCAGAGAGTAAATCTGAAAGTAAATCCGAATCAAAAGAGGAATCAAAGTCTGAAAGTAAATCGGAAGAAAAAAAAGAAGAATCTAAATCAGAAGAGAAAAAAGAAGAGAAGAAAGAAGAATCCAAAGAAGAAAAAAAGGAAGAAAAGAAAGAGGAGAAAAAATCTGAAAAGAAAAAAGAAGAGAAGAAAAAAGCAGTAGCTAATCCAATGATGTTAGCTAGTGATTTAGCAGGAACGGAGGATATGGAAGGTAGATATGCCGTAATGATGAGTGTGGGTGTTTCCAAATCATCTCTAATGGGTGATAAATCATATTCAGCTACCGCACTTATTTGGAGTACCCTAAACCAATTTGCATTGAGTGCTGGGGTGACTAAGATGGATTTTGAGGATGGCAAATTAAATGCGATACATTCATACGGAACTACATTTGCTTACCTTAAAGGAACGCTAATGAACCTTAATGGGTATACTTGGATTAAACCACATCCTAAATACGGAACATTCGGATATAATGTGGGTGTTATTACCTTAATGATGCCAAAAATGAATGGTGGTGGGTATGATGTTTCGTTAAGTGCATCCGCAGTTGGATTTTGGATGAAACCCTACCAGTATAATAGAAAGGTTACACTAACCCCACAAGTATTCTTAATGCAATCTCCAATAGCTTGGAACACAATGACGGGAAATAGTTCGGTAAGTAGAACACCCGGTGCAATTGTAGGATTGGGATACGATTATAAAATCAGTAGAAGATTTGCATTATCAACTTCTTATAGGGGAGCTATGACATTTGAACCTAATTTTAAATTGTTAAACAACTTTCAAATCGGTTCAAAATTAGCTTTCTAATATTTATACACATAAAAACACGTCTTATGAAAAAATTTGTTAATTTCAAAAACATTGCTATAGCAGCATTAATCATCTACATTCTTCTACAATGGTTTAATCCAGGTGGAGTTATGCCAGGTGGAAGAACTATCAGAATTGATGGTAAAAAATATGAAGTATTAAAGCACACAATTGATACAATTGAAGTTGAAAAAACTAAAATAGTAACTAAAAAAGGTGCAGATATTATACACGAAGTAATTGATGTAGATACATTAGTTCTTAAAGAATTAGTAAATGTGGATACCGCAGCATTACTTAAAGATTACTTAGCAAAAGTAATTTACAAAGATACATTAACTTTGGATGGTGGATTGGGAACTATTGCATTAACCGATACTATCACAAAGAATAGAATTTTAGGTAGAACTTGGGATGCTAAAGTTAAAGAAAGAATTATTAAAGAAGAACTTATTGTTAAAGAACCTGCAAAAACACAATTATACTATGGTTTAAATGGTGGATTTAATAAAACTGACTTTGTAAGTTCAGTAGGAGCTGGTTTACTTCTTAAAACTAAAAAAGATAAAATTTATCAATTTGGTTTAGGTGTAAATAATAGAACTACCGATGGAACTAACGGTTCATTCTCACCGTATGTTGGTTTTGGTACATATTGGAAAATTAAAGTAAAGAAATAAGATGATAAAGTTAAAATCATTACTAACTGAAGCTAAGTTTGATGTATATCATAACACATACACTTCTGCAATAAACGCAGCCAGAGAGTATGCGGAAAAGCAAGGATATGAAATTAACGATGATGATGCTTTTAGAAAGATAGGAATGGGACCTCGTAAACCATCGGAAGGAAAGACTAATAAATTTAGTATTGAATTATCCAAAGGTGGAAAGGTGCAAAGAAAACAACTACATATTCAGGTTTATGGAATGAAATCTAAATATGAATTAAACTGCTATATAGGATAATATGATAAAGTTAATGGGTATTGTAACTGGAAAGCAAATTGTAAGTGAAGTTGGAAATCCTCATGAAAATCCTGAAGTTTTAGCTTTATCTAAAAAGATAGCTAAATTGACGGATAGAAATGACCATACTGCTTCGGTAATGGAATTGGCAAAATTTTTAAAAGATACTAAAGCTATTAAGAAATTGGAAGCAATAGAAATAATACATAAAGTAGAAGGTTCAATGCCGGCTGAAATTTCAAAATATAGAGATAAAATTTTAAATGGATTGATGGATGTGGCGGGTGATAAATATAGTTTACACGACTATACAAATTTAAAAGGAGCGTTTTAAGATGCTTAAATTAAAAGATATATTACCGGAACGTCATAAGAATACTCCTAATGAAAGAATATCAAGATACAGAGAGAGGATTCAGAATTTAAAAGATAAAATAGCTAAAGCAGTAGATAAAAATTCTGATACTGTAAAGTTACGAAAAAATCAAATTAAAGTTATTCAACAAACTATGAATAATTTTAAACAATCACAAGCAATAAAGAAACAAAAAAGTGCTTAAAGAGTGCATCATTGTATCTAAAGAAGTTGGAGATAAATTTATCTTGGCTAAAAATAGAGATAGAGCGTATAATCCATCTTTAGAAATTGTACACACCATTATCGATGGCGTTGAAGTTGCATATCTACATGATTTAGTAACTGACTGGAGTGAGGGGTTAAACGAAAAAGGAATAGGTGTTGTAAATTCGGCACTATTAGTTGGACACGATGAAGCAGAGCATAAGATTGTAAAGAAAGGTGGTAAACCTGGACCTGATGGTGATAAGATGAGAAATATCATCAAACAACCTACATTGATAGATGCTGTTAAAGCTACACTTACTTATAAAGGTAAAAGTGGACTATCATTAAAAGGACATACATTTGTATCATCGCCAAAACATATGGTTAGTATTGAAACTACATCAAAGCATAAGCCTGATGTTAAACTTCAAAACTCCGAATCACCTGTTGTTCGTACAAATCACGGACATATGTTCACCGATGCGGGATATACAAATGGTGAGAAGTATTTAAGTTCAAAAATGAGAAAGTTATCAGCAGAGAAATCGGTTGATAAGGTAGAAGATTGGAAAGAAGTAGCACAAGCTATGAGAAAAGAATTCTTTCCAAAAAGACCTCAATTGAATATGAAAAGAGATACAAAAGAGATGTCTACATCATCTCAAACTGTAATGAACCTAACTGATAAGGTATTACAAATAACATACTTTAAGAACAAAGTAAACGAATTTAAGGGTATTAATAGACAACTGCCTGATGGATATCAACCCAAAATCAGCATTGAGATTATTGAATCATAATCCCACTTTTTTCATAACACATATTTATAGACATACAAAATAATAAAGTATGTCAACAGATTTCGAGTTATTTAAAGGAAAAAATCTAAGTTCTCTATTTGAGGACATTTATAACAACCAATTAAGCAAAAAGCAAAAAATAAGCTCTTTAATAGAAGAATTAAAGAAGATGATAAAACATGCAGGTGATGTTGCATCTATCGGTCCTATACTATCATCATTGATAGATAGTTCAGTTAAGAACGATGACCAGTTAGTTAAACTGGCAACTATTGCAACTAAAATTATAGCCGCGGAAAAGAAAACCGAAGGACAAGATGGTTTCTTAACCGAATTTGAAAAGAATCAATTACTTAAAGAATTGGAAGAAACTAAACAGGAGGTTGAAAGAGTAGATGATTTAGAATTTGAATTAGAAGATTTAAAAAAGAAAATGAAATAATATGGGTCTTACTACCGATAGAATTAGTACATCAAACATATTATCAACAAATATTACCGAAACTTCTCAAAGTGATATCGGTGTTGTTTTTGATGTTATAACGGATGAAAATAATGAGTATTTAAAAAAATACGATGAAGGATATAGATTGACTTTCATAGGGGCTATCATTTATAGAACTTTAGATGCATTTGGTGTTTCTAAAGATGATATACCTATTGCATTACCGGTAGATGCAACTAAAAAAGATTTACCAACTATCAATGAGAGAGTGCATATTATAAAGACCGGATTAGGTATTTTTTATAAAAGAATGCAACCAACCAATGAAACACCTAATTCAAGTGCGGCCATAAATGAGATATCATTAAAGATACATCCAAAACAAAATTCAACACAAAGTGCACCAAATTTACAATCATATAAAGAAACAGCCACAACCGGTATAACCAATAACGATAATACTGGTGAATTTAAAAAATATGATAAATTTGGAAAATACTTTAAATTCACACCAAATATACATAAATTAAAATTATACGAAGGAGATTCTATAATTGAATCTAGATTTGGACAATCAATACGTTTTTCAGCATATAATAATAAAGCCGGTTCTACTCCATCATTTTCACCAACAATCATTATTAGAAATGGAGAGAGTCCGCTTAATCAGGCTAAAAATGTAAATGTTACAATAGAAGAAGATGTTAATATGGATGGTAGCACGATTGCATTATCATCCAAAGATTATGAACTTCCATTTATTCCTGGTACATTGGATAAAAATGGAAAATCCGATTTTGAAACAAAACCAGAATCATTTGTTGATTATCCTGCAAAATTAAACGGAGACCAAATTCTTTTAAGTTCCGGTAGATTAATGTTTTCTGCTAGAAATGGTGAAATGATATTCTATTCAAAAAAGAATTATGGATTTATTTCTGATGGAAACTTATCTATTGATAATAAACTTGGAATTGATATAAGTGTAAAAGATAATATTAATATTGTTACAAATGATAAAGATGTTGTAATGGTTACTGGAAATGGTAAGATATTTTTAGGTAGTAAAGATTTAGAACCGGTAGTAAAAGGAAAACAATTAGTTGCACTTCTTGGTGAATTAATTGATGTCATAGGTGATATGCAATTTAAAACACCGGCCGGCCCTTCTGCGATAGGTTCTGAAAATAGAAAAGCATTTGGAGCAATTAAAGATAAATTAAATAATATTTTAAGTAATCAGAATCAAACGTCATAATTTATTAGTATGAGTAATATAGGAACTACAACGATAAGTGGTATAACTTCAAATATAGCACCAAAACTAGAAGGAGCTGTAGGTAGTATAACTTCACAATTACAAAACGCAGCAGGGATAAATTTAAATACGATTACGAGTGTTGTGCCTGGTAATATATCCGGATTAGCAGGCGATACAATAGGTGCTGCACAAGCCCAATTAGGTAAGGCAAAAGAATTGGCGGATAAACTTAAAAATATCAAAAAACCAACTATACCGAACTTTAAAGGTATAAAACCACCACCATTTAAACCACTTAAAGAATTTAGGCAACCCGCTTTACCAAAAACAAAAAAAGAATTAAAAGCCGAAAAAGAAAAATTAAAAGGTATGATTGGTAAAGCTGCCGGTGGTATTAATAAGCTAAAAGATGCGGCAGCAAAGGCGCAAGGATTAGCATCACAGGCGCAAGGTTTGGCATCAAAGGCGCAAGGATTAGCAGGAAATATACAATCACAAGTTGGAAATATAGCTTCACAGGCTCAAGGGTTAGCAGGAAATTTATCTTCTCAAGCATCAAATATAGCCGGAAAAATTCAATCACAAATACCAAATTTACCAAAGTAATATGAGTTGGCAACTATTCAAAAATAATTTAATAAATAGAATATGTAATGCTAAACAAGTACCTGATATAGAGTATGTTGCTAAAGCATTTGCCGAAGAATATGATGCTGCGGTTAAAAGAGGTGGAACAATACCTGATAATATAAAAGTTACAAAAGGTAACGTAGAGGCTATGCAAAAACTATTTGTTTCCGCTTTACAAAAAGGATTATCCAAAACTACTCCTTATGATTTAGTTGGTGAAATGGGAAAAGGTGTTAAAGCATATTGGACTACCGCACAACTTGCACCCTTTCCAATACCATTGCCAACTGCAACACAAATTGCTACAAACGTAACTGCAAATTTGACAAGTGTAAGTAATTCTATTACTGCTCCAGGAAATTGGCCAGTTCAAGGAGATTTGGAAGAAACTAAAAAAGAGGAAAAAAAGAAACAAGATTCTGAAAATAAACCTGCTAAAGAAAATAATGAAAATGCTAAAAAGATTTTACTGATAGGTGATTCTATAACGGTAGATGCTGGATATACATGGTCATCATATTATAAAAAAAGTAATAGTAAAGCAAATGTTGAGATACTTGCAATTGGTGGCAAACAATTAACACTATGGATGAAACCGGAATTGGAAAAGAAACTGGCTACAACCAAATATGATAAGGTTTATATATATGGTGGTACTAATGATATATTTTCTGCAAGGAAAGCAGAAACGGTTTTATCTGCATTACAGAGTATGGTAGATTCCGTAAATAAAGCTGGAGCTAAAGCAATTGTAATTACGGGATATGATTCCGAAAAAGATATGTTAATTGAAAATATGCCACTAACCAGGTATGTTACAGAAAAAGAAGGATATATTCCATACTTACAAGAATATCAAAAATACCAAAGATTAATGGCAGCCACAATAACGGGTGCAACAATTGTTCCTAAAATATCTGTAGGTGTAATAAAAGATGGATTTCATCCTGTGGGTAACCAATCAAAAATCTTATCTGAACACATAAATAAATACTAAATGGCAGCCGTAAATCCAAATATGAATTGTGGGATACTGATAGATGAGTTTATCAGAATGGCTAGTCAGCATTTATTAACCGTAAAGGGTACAATAGTTACAACTGCCACATATCTGCCACTCGGTACACCGGCCCCATCTCAGGTTGCATGGACAGGATATAAAATAATGCCAACCGATCCAGAAGTTATAGAATTAGGTCAACTTGGAGAACGAATTATCAATAGTAATTATCAGGCTGGAAAGCCCAAATCAACAAGAATTTTATTTATTGAGGATGAAGATTTAGGAAGGGTACAAACTCAAAATATTGTATATCCAAATCTTGTAAAAGCCGATGGTACTACAGTTCAAAATTTTGGTGAAACTCTGCAAACAAACTTTACGGCAAAAATAGATGAAGCAAGAGCTGTTGCCGAAGCATATATGGGACAACCATTTGTTGATGACCAAGAATGGAGTAATTTTATCTCATTGGTGGCAGCCGAATCAACGGTTAATCAAACGGAACAAGCTTGGGTAGCAGCGGTAATATTAAATAGAACTAGATTAAGAGTATTAGGCGCAAGAACGGTCACACAAACTATAAACAAACCAAATCAGTTTGAACCTGTTACTGGTCCTGCTAGTAGTAGAGTTTGGTATTTAAGAGGCCCAACTCCTGCAAGAGAACAATCAATATTCGGGTCTATAAAAGAAATTTTACCAGGTGTAGATAAAGATTATATAAACTTTACATCAAATAACGATTGTGCGTATGTAAGGTGTAGTGGTGGCGTACCTACTAGAGATGCTAATGGTAACGTTATACGAATACCGAATAGAGTTTATCAGTATCTTTTAGATTTAAGAGCAAAACCATCTTCTAAAGTCATCGGTGGTACTATATTTTCAAAATAAATTTATAGGTAATAATTATCAAACCTTAAAAAAATCTTTATTAGATATTTATTTACATAACAAATAATAATGTATGAATACTGATAAATTATTACAAGCCATTCAAATCCTAGTTAAAGAGGAACTTAAACAACAACTTCCTACTCTTATTAAGGAAGCAGTAAGGTCTGAAATGAAGAAAGTATTGGCTGAACAAAAACAACCAAAAAATACTGGATTAAGTATGGCTAAAGCTATTTTAGGTGAAGAAAAACCGAAAATGGTTGAAACAAAAGAAAAAGAATTTAGTAAAAATCCAATGATTAATCAAATTCTTAATGAAACTAGAACTGCCGCCGCAAACGGTGATGGTGGTTTTAGAACTATGAATTTTGGACAATCGGATATGGGTTCAATCGTAGGTAGAACCGCTATGGCTGAAAAAATGGGTTATGGTGAATTTGCAGGTGGTGCACAAAAAAGTGGATTAGGTGTACAAACTGGTGTAGCTGAATTAGATAAAGCTTTTAATAGGGATTATTCTGAGCTTGTTAAAAGATTTAAGAAATAATGGCAGTAGTAGTAGGTCAATATTTTGTAGCATCAAATCCATCTTTGAGAGAACTTAGCGATTATGCTTTGGGATTGGATATTCCTATGCAAATGGGAACTAATACGTTTTTTCAAAACTATGACTCAATTGCACAATTAAAAGCAAATGTAACTTTTTTATTAAGAACTAGACAAGGTGAACGATTAAACCAACCCCTTTTTGGTACAAAGTTACATCAGATTCTTTTTGAACCAAATGATGATGAACTAAATCAAAAAATATCCGATGCAATAGAAACAGCAGTTAGATATTGGATTCCAGAATTAACAGTTTCGGATATACAAATAGACCAATCCAACGAAATGAAAGATAAAAATGAAGTTGGCGTTAAAATTAGTTTTAATGCTAGGGGGCTTAATGCTGGATTTAATGTTGATTTTAATATAAATAATAATAGTTAAGATGGCGTTAAGAAGTATAAATAAAAATTTTAAAAATAGAGGAAAAGATATAAAATATCTTAATAAAGATTTTTCTCAATTTAAAGAAAATCTTGTTGAGTATGCGAGAACATATTTTCCAAAAGCATATAATGACTTTAGTGATGCATCTCCAGGTACTCTTTTTATAGAAATGGCTGCCTATGTGGGAGATGTGTTATCTTATTACATTGATGATACGTTCAAACAATCTTTAATGGTATATGCGGATGATTTACAAAGTGTAATACCTTTAACAAGATACTTGGGATATAAACCATTGGTTACATCCCCATCTACAACAAAAATATCAGTATATCAACTTGTACCGTCTATTGGTAGTGGGGTTGATAATAAACCAGATTCAAAATATTATTTAAGAATTAAAAGTGGAATGGTTTTAGAATCATCACAAAATAATGTTGAATTTTATACTACGGACTATATAGATTTTAACGATGAAACGGATAGAGAAACCACGGTATATCAAAGAGATACATTAACAGGAGAACCATCTTTGTATTTAATAAAAAAATACGGAGATATAATTTCCGGTAATGTGAGAGTAAAACAAGAAATATTTGGCAGTTATTCGCCATATCAAAGTGTTCTCCTACCAGAAAACGATATAATTCAAATTATTGATGTAAGAGATTCGGATGGTAATAAGTACTATGAAGTACCTTATCTGGCACAAGAAATGGTATTTATTGAACAACCAAATACAGCTACAAATGATCCTGATTTATATCAGTTTAAATCAACCGTACCGTATATTTTAAAAACAATAAAAACACCTAAAAGATTTACAACTGTAATTAATGGTGATAGTACAACAACCTTACAATTTGGAGCAGGAGACCCAACGGCATCCGATGAGTTATTAATTCCAAATCTTAAAAATGTTGGATTAGGATTACCAAATTCTATTAATAGGTTGGAAGAATCTTTTGACCCAACAAACTTTTTAAAAACAAAAACATATGGAACATCACCGGCAAATACAACTTTAACTATTAAGTATTTAACTGGTGGCGGAGTTTCATCAAATGTGGCTAGTAATACTATAAATAAGATTAAGGTTATAGAATACGATGAGGACTTGAATGATTTTACTGCACAAGAATTACCTCTTTATTTAAAAATGAAGAATACAATAGCAGTTGATAATGAAATTGCAGCTTCGGGTGGAAGAAGCGGTGAAACTTTACTTGAAATGAAACAAAATGCATTAGCACATTTTTCATCCCAAAATAGAGCAGTAACCGCAAAAGATTATCAAATTAGAGTATTATCAATGCCATCTAAATTTGGGGCAATTGCAAAAGCATACGCAACAGCCGATGGTACGCTGGATAATAATTCACCATCATCGATTTTGGCATCTCCAAATCATTTGCAAGAATTTACTGATTTGGTGATGAGTTTTGTAAATAAACCAGATTCGGAAGAACCAAGTGAAGCGTCTGTAAAGCAAGATATTACTAAATTTTTAGTAGGAAAAACATCAAATGAAAACGAAAAAAATAATCCATTTGCAATAAATCTTTATTTACTAGCTTACGATGGTAATGGTAATTTATCAAATATCAATAGAGCATTAAAAGAAAATTTAAAAACATATTTAAACGAATATAAAATATTAACCGATGGGGTTAATATGTTAGATGGGTTTGTAATAAACATTGGTGTTGATTTTGAAATCGTTTGTTATCCAAATTATAATAAAGCAGAAGTATTGGTAGAATGTGTAAATGAATTAAAAGATTATTTTATAGTTGATAATTGGCAATTCAATCAGACTATAAATTTAAGTGAAATTGAATTACTTCTTGCAAACGTAGAAGGAGTACAATCCGTTCCAATGTTAAAAATAACAAATAAGTGTGGTGGCAATTATTCACCAAACTCTTATAATATTGATGCGGCTACCAAAGATAAGATTGTATATCCTTCTTTGGACCCGTCAATTTTTGAAGTTAAGTTTCCTGATAAAGATATAAAAGGTAGAGTAAGATAATGGCATACTATTTTTTAACAGCATCAAAAGATGCATCGGTGTATATTCAACAACCATTTCAAAATACTGGATTGGATGAGATATTGGAAATAAGTAAAGTATATTATGGAAATATAAAAGATTTATCCAGAATATTAATAAGATTTGATATTTCACATCTTTCATCATCGTTATCAAATGGTAGTATGAAATTAGAGAATGCTACGCTTGTTTTAAGACAAACCGAAAGTGAAGAAATTCCTTTAGAATATACAATTTACGCGTATATGGTTTCTGGTAGTTGGCAAATGGGGAAGGGAACTCGTTTTGATGAGGTATCAACACAGGGTGTAACTTGGGATTATAGAGAAGGGGATTCTAATTTAGAGTGGTTGCCATCGGGACAATTTTCAGTAGGTACTACTGGTTCGTATGAAGGTAGGGGTGGTGTTTGGTACACTGCAAATGCAGCTAGTCAATCATTTAATTATCAGACCGCTGATATTAATATGGATGTTAAAGAATCATTAAAAAACTGGTTAAGTGGTTCTGTACAAAATAATGGATTTATAATTAAATACAATAATTCGGTTGAAGATGATACCGAAGATTATGGAATACTTAAATTCTTTAGTAAAGAAACTAATACGATACATCAACCAAAAGTAAGAATAGGATGGGATGACCAATCATATGTAACAGGCCAATTAAATCCATTGACGGCGAATGATATAAAAGTTAATGTTTTTAATTTTAAAAACAAATACAAAGTTAATTCAACTGCAAAAATAAGAATATTTGCTAGAGATTTGTATCCATTAAAAACATTTACTAATTCGTTTGCTTACAATACGGCTGAAT